AACAACTAACGCCTAAGTTCATACAAGAAAAGACAGGTAAATACCTACACAGGTTTGAATGGCTTAAATATCCTGAAGAACAAGTAGGCAAGCTAGACGAAACATGGAACTGGCTAGAAACAGAATACGAATACAATCCAGATGCTAAACTAGTGCATCATACATTGGGAACACCATGCTTTAAAGACTATCAGAATACAGACTATAGTCAAGAGTGGTGGGACTGCTATAAACGAATGATATATCCTTTAACAGGAAAAGACAAAGAAAGCGAACTATGAACTTCTTAGACTATTTAGTAAATGCTATGACAGGTGGTCAGCCAACTCAACAAGAGTTGATGATGCGCAAAATGGCACAACAAGGGCTATTATCACAACAAGCACCAATGCCACAACCAATGCCAATGCAATCACCATATATGCAAGGTTTAACTAACCCAGGCATGACTATGCAACAAAACTATATAGACCCAAGATTAATAGAACAAATGTATTACAGAGGATTACTAAGTAAATAAACAAAGAGGGCAACCAACCTAAGGGAGTTGCAATATCATGGCAGAAAGATTAAGAAAACGACATCAAGACGAAGTAAGAACTAAAATACAGACAAGTCAGCTCATAAATGTCTTGCAAGATCATGCACTTAATGGTCAAACTGAGATACCACCTAGTCGCATGAAAGCTATAGAGATACTATTACGTAAATCATTACCTGATTTATCATCTACTGAGATAAGTGGTGTAGATGGTGGAGAAATCCCATTAGGTATAGGAATCAACTTTGTCAAACCAAACGATAGCTGAGTTTCCTGAAAAGTTACAGTTCTTATTTGAGCCACACCGTTACAAAGTAGCATACGGTGGTAGAGGTTCAGGTAAGTCATGGTCTATGGCAAGAGCATTGCTTATAAAAGCAGCTAATGAGCCAACACGTGTCTTATGCGCTAGAGAGATTCAAAAATCGATAAAGCAATCAGTCCACACTTTGCTAAACGATCAAATACAAGCATTAGGTCTAGGAGCTTTCTATGAAGTCTTGGAAGCAGAGATTAGAGGTATTAACGGTAGTACATTTAGCTTTACTGGGTTGGCTACTAATACTGTGGAAAGTATTAAGTCTTTTGAAGGATGTGATATTGTCTGGGTGGAAGAGGCACAAACGGTATCAAAGAAGAGCTGGGATATTCTTATTCCTACAATACGTAAACCAAACTCAGAAATCTGGGTAAGTTTTAACCCTAACATAGATACGGATGATACATACCAAAGATTCGTAGTAGAACCACCAGAGAACGCTAAGGTTGTTAAAGTAAACTATACTGACAATCCTTGGTTTCCTGAAGTATTAGAGATAGAACGCCAACACAGTTTAAAGACTAACCCTGACTATGCAAACATATGGGAAGGTGATTGTAAAGCTGCTGTAGATGGTGCTATCTATGCTAACGAGATACGTGAAGCACAAGAAGATAATCGTATTACTAATGTCCCTTATGACCCTATGTTAAAGGTTCATGTAGTGATGGACTTAGGCTGGAATGATAGTATGTCAGTTATCCTATGCCAAAAAGGGGTATCAGACTTACGCATTATTGGTTACATAGAAGATGACCATAGGACTTTAGATAGTTATTCTGCACAACTCAAGAACTTACCATACAATTGGGGTACAATGTTCTTACCACATGACGGACAGTCTAAAGACTTTAAGCATGGTATATCAGCAGAAGATATTATGCGTAAACTAGGATGGGATATTCGTATCGTTCCTAAACAAGATATAGAGTCCGGTATTAAACTAGCAAGAATGAACTTCCACCGTATATACTTTGATAAGTCAGCTAATAGACTTGTGGAATGTTTAAAGAATTATCGCAGAAGTATAAACTCTGCAACTAACGAACCTGGCGCACCATTGCATGATGAGTTCTCTCATGGAGCAGATGCTTTCAGATATTTATGTACTTCTATAGAAGCTATGAAGAATGAATCATGGTCTAGAGAGAAGATACAATACACAAATAGAGGAATTGTTTAATGAAGTTACAAGACATGGAAATCATAGCTCGTGTAGAAGCTGAAGAGAACATTGCATATGGTGTCAATGACTCTGCATTATCTAACGACAGAGCTGCTGCAATTGACTACTACTTAGGTCAACCTTTCGGTAACGAAGAAGAAGGTCGTTCACAAGTAGTTAGCTATGACGTACAAGATACGATTGAAGCTGCATTACCACAATTACTTAAAGTATTCGTAGCTGGTGATAAGGTTGTTCAGTTTGACCCTAAAGGTCCTGAAGATCAAGAAGCAGCAGAACAAGAAACAGATTACATTAACCATATCGTTATGGAAAAGAATGAAGGCTTCAAGACATTTTACGTATGGTTTAAAGACGCATTACTCTCTAAGAATGGCTATGTAAAAGTCTATGCTGAAGAAGAGGAAGAAATAGAAGAATACGAGTATCAAGGTCTAACTGACGCACAACTACAAATGTTGGCTTCAGATGAGAATACAGAAGTATTAGAGCATACTGCATACGCTGACCCATCTGTCAATATGGATGTTGTTTACCAACAAGCTATGGCTAATGGTGTTGATCCAGCTACAGTTATGCAACCTATGTTACATGACGTTAAACTCAAAGTCACAGAGAAAAAGACAGAGATTAACATTGAGAACGTAGCACCTGAAAACATGATGGTATCTGTAGAAGTATCAGGTCCTAATCTACAAGACGCTAGATTCGTTCAACATAGAGAAGTTATGCAATTGTCAGATATTGCAGAAACATTTGACAAGCCACTAGAATACATCAAATCTATCATGTCAGACTTACGTGATACGTTTGAAGAAGAATCTAATGCACGTGATATTTATGATGAAGAATATGACAGAGCTATTGAGTCAGATGAAGCATTAGTTAAAGACACATATATTAAACTAGACGGTGAACGTCATAGAGTGGTTATCTTAGGTAATACTATTCTCTACAAAGAGAAAACAGAGTATGTACCTTTTGCATGTATCACACCTATGATTATGCCACATAGACATATCGGTAGATCATACGCTGATCTTACTATGGACATTCAGTTAATCAAGTCCACACTTATTCGTGGTCAGTTAGATAATATGTATCTAGCTAACAATGGTCGTTATGCTATCTCTGATCGTGTAAACCTAGACGATATGCTTACATCAAGACCAGGTGGTATTGTTCGTGTAGAAGGTGATCCAGGTTCAGGCATTATGCCTTTATCACATCCACCATTACCAGCATCATCATTCGGTATGGTTGAATACATGGACTCTATGAAAGAGAAGAGAACAGGTGTTACAGCTTACAATCAAGGTTTAGATGCTAACAGTCTAAACAAGACAGCTACCGGTGTAGCACAAATCATGAATGCGTCACAACAACGCATAGAGTTAGTAGCTAGAACATTTGCAGAAACAGGTGTAAAAGAGTTATTTAAGTTAGTTCACAGATTAGTTAGAACAACACTTACTAAACCAGATATTGTACGTATTAGAAACAAATGGGTAGAAGTTGATCCAAGAGAATGGAAAGATCGTAAAGATTTATCTATCTCTGTAGGCTTAGGTGCAGGTAATAAAGATCAACAATTAGTCCACTTAACTACTATCTTGAATATGCAAAAAGAAGCTATCCAAGTAGGCTTAACTAATCCTGAGAAGATTTACAATGCGTTAGCTAAACTCACACAAAACGCAGGCTTTAAGAATCCTGAAGAGTTCTGGGTTAATCCAGCTAATACACCTGAACAAGAAGGTCAGCAAGAAGATAAGCCTTCAGAAGCAGAAATCGCTGTTCAAGGTCAATTACAGATTGAACGTGAGAAAGCACAAGCACAACTACAACAAGAGCAACTCAGATCACAAAATGATGTTATAATAGAACGTGAGAAGATAGCAGCTCAAGCTGAGTTGGAACGCTTTAAAGCACAATTAAAAGCAGAAACTGACTTAGCTATTGCGCTATTGCACAAATTAAAGCACAGTCAGGAATGATGTATGGCGGATAAGTCATTAGAAGAAATTAAACGTGGTGAACAAGCAGCAGTTATCCTAGATAACCCTGTGTATCAAGAAGCTATTGCTAAAGTACGTGAGAATATTGTAGCTAGTATGACAACAAGTCCACTAGGTGATGAGAAAACTCACAATAGATTAGTAATCGCACTACAGTTATTAAATCAAATTAACAAGCAACTTACTGACGTTATGCAAACAGGTAAGTTAGCTAGTATTCAAACAGATAGACCAAAGTTTAAAATATTTGGTTAATTATTACACATACGTCACGCCTCTCGCATCCGGTCAGTAAAGTCGGCAAATGCCAAGCGCAACCTTGACGTATTTTTATTTAGGTAAGGACAAGCCTATTTAACTCACAAGGGTCTGATCCCACGAGGTACCCGTAGGGTGCTGCGTAAGTTTTACGATTACGTTCGTGAGTTTTTTATTGTCTAATTTCAAGGAAAATATTATGAGTGACCAAGTCCCAGAACAGTCACCACAAAGCCGATTAGAGGCTATGCTAGGTGATAGTATTGTAACTGACGTTAAACCAACTGAAGTTCAAGAAGAAGAAAGAGAACAACCACCACTAGAGGCTGAAGCAGAAGCTGAAACTACTGATGAAGTAGAGACAGAAGAAGCAAC